GTATTTGGTCGACCGGTCGGCCTGGTACTTGTTGTACCGGTCAAGGTATTGGCCGTATTTGAACGCCCGGTCGCGCTGCCAGGTTTGGTCGGCCTCGCCTTGGTTGAACCTCATCCCTTCCTTGAGCGCCGCGCCGGAATTGCTCATGCCCATCGCCGCCAAACGCCCTTGCAAGTCCCGGTTTCCCTGGTCAAGCCTGAACTGGTAGCCTGGGTCTTGCCTGAAATCCTTCACCCCGTAATTGAATTTCTCGCCAAAATCGCGCATCAACGAGCCGTATTGCGGGCTGGAGGTGACAGCTTTGGTTTGCGCCTGGTACGCTTTCAGGGACAAGGCGTTTTGTTTGGTTATGTTGGCATTGGTTTTCTGTGCCGCCAGCTTTTGCGCCGGTGACATTGTGCCGGTGACGGCCACCAATGCCTTGGGTTTGTACGGTTCAAGCCCTGTAGAGGTTCCCAGTAGCCTTGAAAGTGCGTTTTGCCCTGCCAAGCCTTGCCTCCTGAACGGTTCCTGGGCTGCGTTGGCCTGGTCGCGGGATTCCCGGAGGAATTTTAACTGGTCTTCGTTTATCTTGAGGTTGGCCGCATTGGCATCTTGCGCCGCCGCCGTTTGCGCGTCAGCGGCATCCCCGGCCGCGCCGGACTGCATCATGGAACCGCCGACGGAAGCCGCAACCGTGGCCGCACCCACTGCCGCCACCACGCCAAAACAGGGCGGTGCAAACAGCCTTAAAAAAGGGAAAATGCTTAATAAACCCATGTCAATCACCTATCCATTTTGAATAATATGTCTCAATCGGCGCAAATTTCAAGTATTCAAACAGGGCGCCGCAATCTTTATGCAATTTTGAACCGACAAACCAACGCTGCACCCCGCGTCTCCTAAGCTCTTTTTCAACAAACTGGAACAACCTTATCCCTGTCCTATTCCCCCTATGGTTTGGGTGGACATAGAAAATGTCCATGGTGCACGTCAAACAAGTGGAATAATGCAGGTTTGGCTGCACAAAACCGATGAAATAGCCCACCATTGCGCCTTCCTCCCTGGCCACGGCAAAAACAAGCTTGCCTGCCCTTTCAAGGGAAAAATATTGTTCCCATATCGGGGACAACGGCACTTTGTCCTTGTTCAGCGCCAATTCCTCATAATGCAAAGGGATGATTTGTTTAAGTTCATCCACCTGCTCCTCAAAATTTTCCAGCATGAACGTTACCATTAATTACTCAACTTAATTTAATATCAACTATCATATTAATACGCGCCCCAGCGCTATTATTTTCAACAGAATGCTCCAGTTTGTTGTTGAACCACCAAATTTCCCCAGGGCGCATATATATATTTTCATCTTCGCACCGGAACACGTTCCCGGGCTCGCTTTCCAGGACAATATGGAACCGTGAGTAATACTCGGCATGGGCCGGGGTGTCGCAATGTGGGAACACTTTGCCACCGGGCTTTAGCTTGTTCACCATCACGCGCCCCAACCTTATTCCGCCGACATAGCCCATCAGCCCCATGATGATTGGCCTGGCTTCCGGCAATAAAGCATAGGCAGGGTAGTCGACGCTTTCATGTTGGTCATATTTTGAAAGGTGGTCTTGCACTTCTTTTTCAGTCTCGTAGACGCTTTTGACAGGGAACCTTAACATGATGGTTTCAGTGTCCCCAAACGGGCCCTGTGGATAATCTCGCAAATAAGTGTCTTCTTTCCACAGTTCAGGCCTCCTTTTAATGGCCGCCAGCAAAGGGATTATGTCAATCCCTTGGGAAACCAGTTGAAAATTCTTCACAACGGCGACAGCCTCACCGCTGGATTGTTGGCAGGTGTGGCTTGCATTATATAAATGAAATTGATTACGTCGCCACGGGAAACAGGGATAACTTGGCTAGGGATAAGCGTTAAAATGGTGTCCCCCCTGGTCAACGTCATGGACGTGATCTGGCTTGGGTTTTGGATAAAGAAATAGCCGGTTTCCTCGCATTGCAAAGTGACCGGCACATTGGAGCCGACCGTCCCCGTAGGGATGGCCACCACCTTGAATTCAGAACCGCCAAATTGCAACGCCGACAACGCTTCCGGCGTAAGCCGCCTGTTTTTGTCGACAAACTCGGCAGCGCTTTTAAACCTCATGACTGCCCCTCGTCATACTCAAGCACCAAGCCTTTAAAGACAAACTTTACCGGGTCTGCCATCCTGATGCGCCATGTCCTGTTACGTCCGGAACCCAGGTAAGACAATGAAGGCAAGCGGTTGTAATCGCCGATCTTGCCTATGCTGACCGTCCGCCAATTAGACCAATTGTGGCCTGAATCGTCCGACCATTGCACCCAGAGCTTGGGCAATGCCCCTTGGCCTTGCTCGTTGCCAACGCCTGCCTCCATGTCAAACAACAAACGGTTATAAAATATCCTGCTTAATTTAATATTAGTTTCTGTTGTCGTCCGTTCCCGCTGGATAGGCGCGCCATTGTCGGTGTATTCATCCAAGGAAACCTCGTACAATTGGCCGTTTTGGATATCACCGGCCAGTATCCTGCCGTTGGCTTGCCAAACGGTGGCTACCCGCCACATGCTGCAAACCCCGGTCAATGGGTCGCGCCAGCACCGCTCAGACCACAAACCCGTGGCCGCGTCGTAACACAAGGTCAAGTTTGAACTGGGGAATTGGAGGATGTACCATTGGTGGCCTTCCTGGTGGTAAGAAAGGGCGTAAGCGTCGCTTATAAACGGCAGCCTGGCTATTTTTTGCTCAATCTCATGGGTCGATACCCGGGTCGGCGTGTACCCGTCAAGCCGCCAGACAATGCCCTGGCCGTATTTGTCCCCGCCCAACCAATAAACAGAATCGCTTACCCTGGCCGTTGACAATGGGGCTGCACAACCGTGGTCTATCACGGCATTGATGTTGCGCTGGAAGGGGAAATCGACGTTCCCGGTAAAGTTCCACACTTCCACCGACCGATAGCCAAAAAACAGGGTTTCGTCCTGGTATTCCACCAAGCCAGTGGTATTGTCCGGGTTGCCTTCCGCCGTGGCAAAATCCAGCCCGTTCCATGACGTGGCAATGTTAAGCTTTTGGCTGACATAAAATAACTGGGTGTTCTTTTTGGTGACGACAAAATAACCTTTGGTATAAATAACGTCGCTTGGGTTGGTTGGGAATGCAGCCGCTACAATTTTTGTCAACACCCCGGTGGCCAGTTTAATTGCCCAACCGTCAGTGCCGTCGACAAACATCAGGTCAATCCCGCTTGAAGCAAATTTTACTATCCCGTTGTAAGTGTTGATGTTGCCCAACAAAGTGAACGTGTAATCAGGCTGTACTTTGTACACGCCATTGCCGAACACGCAATATGAAACGGACGTATCAGAAAAAGAGCCCCGGCTTGGCGCATTGGGAATGGTCGTTTTGAGCTTTAGCCCAGGTGACCCGACTAAAATTGTTTTGCCTTCCGCCGTTTGTTCAACGTAGCAATTCATGGCCTGGCCGTTGTTGGCGTTGAGGCTTCGGCCTTGCCCAGTGACACCGGTTATTGGGATGGCTATCCTCATAACAGCGGGTTGGTATAGCCGCGCCGCTCAAGGATAGGAACCCTGAGCTTCGGTATGCGCAAATTGTTCACCATGATGGCCTGCCGTGCCGCCGTTGCGCTTGTTTTAAGCTGCCTTGGGACTTCTTTTATGCCGATGCACGACTCTTCGGCTATCGTGTACGCCAAGGCATGCTCCCATCCGGTGCCTATTGGGTAATCGGTGACATAATCGGCAAATTTGGGCAATATGGCATCCAGTTGTAAGTGAAATTCGACATTAACTGGTATGGGGTAAAAGTAAATTTTGCCAAATGGCAGGCCATTGTCGTAATACGCCATGTAAGGGTATTGGGACGTGATGGTTTTGTTGCCCAGCGAATTGTATTCGGCTTCGCTTATCCACTCAATGGGATAGTCGATGTTGTTGCCACGGAAAAAAGACGTGTCGCGTATCTTGGTCGGCCTGGTTACGTTGATCGTTTGGCCTGTGCCGATAGTGACAGGCGACCCGGTGACTGTTTGTACCTTTTCCGTAATGTAAGGAATATACATGCCCTGTGCCTGCCACAAGGACAACTTGGAATTGAGTAGGTTAAGGCCATGCTCCAGCTCTTCCCCGGTCAATGGGTTGCCGATGGCCTTGATGCCTGACAACGTGAATGCCAATTCGATGATCGCCTGCGCTTTTGCCATTGGTGCCCCCTGGTTTGAATTTGGTGTCGGGCAGGGGCTTCCGCCCCGCCCTAGCGTTTAACGACCGCCTACGTCATTGCCATTGGTTAATATCACGATTGTGGCATTTGGCTGGTAGAAATAATTGCCCAATCCACCACGGTGGCAGCCGTCGCTGCGGCGTTTGCGAACAACGTAAAGCTGCCCGCCGCCGTCTGGATGCGCGATATGCTGGTCATCGTGGTATCAGCGGCAGCTTGGTTGATATAGGCTACCACCTTGCTGTTTGCGTCCGCCTGGTTGCACGTCACTACCACCGAAGTCGCGGCCGCTGCAAACGCCACCGACCCTTGTTGGGTGTTCTGGGTTTGCGCGCCCGTGGTCAACGGTGTCGCACCGGCGGCGGTAGCCCTGCCCAAACCGACCAAAGCGGTTTCTTCGCTGGTCGGCAGTTTCACGGTGGAGCCGGACAACATGCCCTTGTATTCTCTTGTTAATGTAACGGCCATGATAACCCCCTTAAGCCAGTAATGTGTAGGACTTGCAAGCAAGTTCCTGGTAAGTCGTCGCGTACCCGAACAGCACGTCCAAACGCAATATTTCGGTGTCTTCAACGATGTCAAAACCTTCTTTGAACATCACCGTGAACCCGTCTTCGGTCATTTGGCTCACCGTCACCCCTTTGCCTTCGCCAGGGTTGTACATGGGCACCATGGCCAACGTGAACGCCTCGCGGTCGTATGCCACGTTGACGGCATACTTGGCATTGGCCGCGCCACGGATAACGTAAGGCGAGCCAGTGGTCGGGCTTGCCGTCACGTTCTGGAACGGCCCCGATGTCACCAATGCAGGGCTGACAGGGATGCTCGTGGAACCCAACGGCACGTCAGCGGTGACGACAAAATCCATCGCCGAGCCGGTGTCGTTGCGGTTGCGCGGGTTGACTGCATTGACACCAGGCAGGTTGATCGTAGTTCCACGGGTCAATGTGCCGCCTGTTGTGGCGACAACGGTGATATTGCTCCCTGTTTGGTTCGCGCCGTTGACATTGGTCGCCGTCGCCGCGCCGTTGGTGTGCACCGACACGTTCTGGTCCATGCCGTAAACGAGGCCAAGCGAATCGACCATCATGCCCTCGTCAAATTGCTTGCTGATCTTGCCGGAATTGTTGAACAAGCCCGCAAACCCTTGGATATACGCGCCGTTGGTTTTTGGGTTCATGATCAATGCGCGCTTTTTATGGCGGCTAGAACCCATTTCATCAATACGTGCGTTGATGTCGGTGATGTTCTGCAATGCCGCCGCCTGGGTGGTAGGCAAGGCACCGGCAGGGTTCATCAAGTTGCCGACGGTCAAACGGGCGTTTTCCAGTCCGATGCGGTCAACCTCGTTGACAATTTCGGCCATCGCCGCCGAAACAATGTCTTCGATCTTTCCCACATTCAATGTCCGGTCTAGGCCGGTGTTGTACAGGTCGACACCGAACTGGTTCAGCGTCAACGGCACGGTAGGTTGGATGGTGTCTTGCGGTGTCGCTTTCCGGCCTGCGCGGATGGAATAACGCGACGGCTTCTTGATGTTGATCGTTTGCCCAGGGCGGTAGCCCGAAGACATTGCCGAACTAAATTCGCTTTCCCAGTCACGGTTGACGTTGTGGGCGAACGTGAGGTCGTTTTTCAATACCGACAGCGCCGTTTTGGTGACGATGGTCGATATGGGGTATTGGTTGGCCATAATGGTTCCTAATTCCTGGCCCTGTCAGCTTTCAACCGCTTTTCAAATTCTTTCATCGGCAACGCCGCAATTTGGGCAGGGGTCATTTTCATCAAGGGCACGTTGTTGACACTGCCGCCCTTTACGTTGGTAATGGGTGTCGTGGCAGGCTTGGTTTTCTTTTCCAACAAAGATTCCAGTTTGCCGATGTCCGCCGCTTGCCTGGTCGGGCTAAGGCCGGATATGCGCTTGAATTCTTTCGGGTTGGCCGACAAATACGCCATGATCTTGGGTGCGTCGTCGCTTTCCAGCAAAGTTTGCGCCCATAAATCGGACAATTCGTGGCTTTCCAGCATCGAATCAAACACGTCCCGGTCAAATTCCGGTATCTTTTCGGCTTCCTCGTAACGGGATTCGGCAAGGTCGGCGTTCCTGGATTGCTCCTTGGCCGCGCTTTCTTTTGCCCGTTCCAGTTCCTTCAACTGTTCTTTGTAATCGTACTTGGCATCTATCCACTCGTCGTCGGTGGCGTAGTCGGTGCGCTTTGGCGCTTGGTTGGACGGCGCTTTTTGTTCAATAGGCTGTTGCCTTTGGTAATCGCGCTCAAACCGTTGCCTTGCCTTGCGTTCCGCCCTTGCCCGTTCTTTGGCGAGGATGTTGTCAAGTTCTTCTTGGGTGAAAGTCTTGGCTTTCCCGGCTTCTTCCTGGCCGTCAGTGTCATCGGCTTGCTGGCCGTCAGTGCCTTCATTTTCTTCTTCGGCTGTATCAGCCTCCGTATTTTCGACTACGGTGTCGTTAATTTCTTCTGTCATGCCTTATCTCTCGATAGCCGCCTGGTACGCAGGCGTACGTTTGCTTAACTTGTCTGGGTATAACGATTTATTGTTTAATTCATGGTAACCGACCATCCACCACGACCTTAGCATCTGCACCTTGTTTGTCATATAGGGGCACATATTTTCGCCTAAGCCATTGTTGAACGCTTCAATGCCTTGTTTATAAGCTTTGTAAGACTTGGTGCCTGGCTGTGGTTTCATACCTGTGGATAACCTGTGGATAACTCACTATATCTGTGGATAACTTTTATTTTGGCCATAGTTATCAAAAGACGTATCTTGATACCTATAGTATATCTACTGCCAGTATGGCTACTGACAATATATCCACCACTGCATCTCCTCAAGCTTATGGCCAACGATGCACAAGTACCGAGCCCTAAAATACCAACAAATTCACTAGCCGCCGTATTGCCGTATCTTTAAACCGGCAGTCCTCCCCAGCCCAGGGTCTATCCACCGCACCCCTGCGGCAGAAATAATATCAAGATAATACGCTAGTTGTTGTTTGCCCTGTTTGGGCACTCCCTGTCAGGAGTCCGTCGTCTATAATCCCGGTTGTTGGTAAGTTTTTATACACTTTCCTGGCCTTCTGCCATGTATAAGGGCAATACTAAGTGGGCCGTGACTTTTATTTTGCAACTACCTTATAACACAAAGGCTTAGGGTTGTAAATTACAGCCATTCAGCCAATATCCGGATAATCTGGTCTTCTTCCCTTGCCAAGATCAACGCTTCTTGTTGCTCAAGGTAGGCTATCAACCTTTGTTCGGCATCGGCCAAAGCTTGTTGGGCTTGGTGTCCCGGCTTTTCCAGTGCGTAATTGTCGATTGGCCTAGTGTTTTGCCCAATATCCTGCAAAGTTATGCCAAGGTCGCTATCCTTAAGGCTTAATTTCTTGCGCTTCCTAGTTTTTTCCTTGAGCTTTTCCAGTTCCCTGCGCTGTTCTTGGGCTTGGCGTTGCTTTTCGGCACGGCAGCGCAAGACATTTCGAGTAAAGTCGCTAGTTGACGGAAAGCCGCCGCCACCTGTTGGTATGCTTGTCAGGGCATTGGTTAATGATGAGGTATCGCTATTATTATTTGATGCAATAACGCCATTCGCCGGTGATGACTGGCTACCTGCCAAAAAACTTGTATCGCTTCGGTTGGTCGAAGCTATATTGCCTGATGCCGCCTGGATGCCGGTTAACGAACTGGTGTCGCTACGTGTTTTGCCGGTTATCGTCCCTGTGGCCGTTTGCGTTCCGACAAGTGATGAGGTATCGCTATTGTTGGCACTAGCAATTGCGCCTAATGAACCTGAGCCGGAAATGCCGGTTAAGCCGGATGTGTCGCTATTGGTTGTTGAGGAAACCGCACCAGAAGCCGGTTGTACCCCTAGGAGGCCGCTAGAATCGCCACTATTGGACGAATTGATGGTGCCTGAGGCTGGTTGCTGCC